ACTGGAAGCGCTTCATGTGGGTGAGGCCGGAGAACGTCAGCGACCAGTCAATCAGGGTATCGGATTTGACCGTCGTTCCGATGGTGCCGCCCAGCGCGTCAAGATACAGCGTGCCGTATCCCGTCGGCAGGTAGGTCGCCGAGCGGATCGTGCTGAGGCTGGTGACCGTCTGCTTCGAGAGTTTTACGCTCTCCCACTCGCTGTTGAGCGTCACGAGGTTGGACGCGCCGGCCTGCGCCGCCAGGGTAAACGATTTGCAGAGTGACGAATCGGCGCGGTAGCTCGTGCCCGTGCCATCGTAGAACTCGAACGTCCGTGTCTGGAGCGTAGGCGCCGACGCATACGGGAACGGGAACGTCCACACCTTTGGCGGGCCAGCCGTCGGCGTGGTAGACAGCAGCGCCGACGTGAACACGCTCATGTTGTCCTCAAACGTGAACACCTGGTTCATGCTGAACCCGCCGCCCTCGCCGGTCTGAATCAGCGCGCTGGCCGGGTTAAGCGTACCGTCGAGGTATTTGACTTGCTTGCGGGTGGCCGCGTCGAATTTCGGCGTGATGGACTCGACGCCGTTGAGGATCGCGGTCGCGGCGACTGCCGTCCCGAACGTGGTTTCTTTGCCGGAGTGAACCCGGCGCTGAGCGAAAGCAGGCATTGGCTAAGCCCCCTTGCCCTTGCGGGCGGGTTTGGTTGGTTGGATTTCGGGCGCGGGCTGATCGATCAGAGGCCGCGCATACAGGCCAGAGGCAACGAGGGCATCCGCGTCGTATCCACTCGCGGCGATGTCGTCTGCCGTCAGGTCGCGGGCGGGCGCGCCGATCAGATAGGCCCCAGATGCGCCCAGGAAGGTCAAGGTTACGTCGTTCATGAGTTGCGGATGTCTACGGTCGTTTTGAATGTCCAGCACAGCGTGTCGAGATCCGCCCACTTCCCCGGCCCGCGCGTCCCGCGTGTTTCGATCACGGCTGACGCTGTTCCCGTGGGGCCTGGCTCTGCGATGACGGCCACCGCAAACGCCGGCCCGCAGTCGGCCAGCAGGCCATACGCGCGGGGGAGGTCTTTGCGGGATACGTGTATCTCGGTCGTGAGCACCCACTGACTGTGCGCATGCGCGCCGGTGTAGCGCGCCCCGAGCAGGCAGTCCGAAACATACGAGATCGCCACCGGGAACTGAGCCAGGCTTTCGGGCGGCAGCGTTGCGGCCACATTCACCCCGGACACAGCGCCCGCGATGGTCTGTAGCCGCGCAACCGCCGTTGCAACGGTCATGCGTTCACCATTGAGACGAACGGCGCAAGCAGCGCAGCCGCGTCCGGGTCGAGTTCACCCTTGAGCATGATGGCCGCGCCGAGCGCCGTGGTGCCGGCCACGCCGTAGGGCGAATCCTTGCGCCGAAACACGCGCCCCGACTGGATCAAGCAAGCCTGCTTGACATCGGCAGGCGCGCTTGCCGCGTAGCCCCACGATCCAGCGATTTGGATATTGTCCTGTATGCGGGTGAACGCATACGAGCCAACCGGCGTGGTGCGAATCTCCCAGTATGGCCCGGGCGGGTTGTGATACGCCGCCGACCGCGGCCAGAGCACGTAATCCGTCGTGGCCCAAGTAATCTCAAACGTGCCGTCTCCGTCGTCATCCTGTTTCAGCGTGGTGACGGTCAGCAGGTCATCGACCAGAAGCGATGCGCCGTTGTTCGGCGTGAAGTAGCGCGTTTCAGTCGCCGCGTAAAACCGCCGATGCGTGTGCCCGTCGATTTGGCGTGACGCGGCCGTAATCGCGTTATCGATAAGCGTATCGTCTGTCGAGTTCGTGATTGACAGCCACGACTTCAACTCGGCGGCGGTGCAATACCCGTTTGTCGGTGCCATTGTGATAGGCGGGGATGACCGTCATGCGCCATCCCCGCCAGTCAGTTAGTCAAGCATCGCGTCAACGACCGTCGCCTGCATGAGGCGCGGCTCAATCAGCGCGAAACCAGAAGTGATGTTGGCCGCATTCGACGCGCCGGTGATCAGCGTCACGCAGTCGAAGCCGCCCGCGATGTCCAGCGTGGCCGGGTCAAGCTCGAACACGACGAGCTTCTTCTTCACCGCCGCCGACGTGGTGAAGTTGACCGCGTCGGTCGCCTTCGTCCAAATCGAGTTGGTGGCCGCGTCCTGGTTGGCCCAGATCGGCAGCGTGTTCGTGATGACCTTCGAGCCAGTGCCGGCCACCGCCGACGCCTGGTTGATCGAGACCGCGATGGTGGCCGCGTTGCCCTGATCGGTGTAGAAGCAGAGCCAAGCCCGTTTCGCGCCTTTCAGCGACACCCAGGAGCCAGTCCGGCCCGCCGCGTCAGCCTTCGGCTCAAGGATCGCCACGAGGTTGAGGCCAATGGGGATGTTGGGAGAGTTGCTCATTTTGGTTTCCTTCCCGCTTAGCTGCGGGTTTCCACGCCGACGAACGGCGAAACGGTCGCGCTGCCCTTGTAGGGCGTGAGGGGCGCGGCCCAAAGCGGCGCGCCGTCAACGCGATACGTGAAGCGGTAGACCATCTCGTCCGTGAGGAACTGGACGTGCATGCTCGAAGCCTCTTGGATCCCGCCCTTGTCGATGACCTGATACTGAGTCGGGTCAATGACCACGATGTCGGCCAGCGTGCCCATCGTGCTCAGGTATTCGACCGGGATGATCGGCCTTCCGAAGAAGGTGAAGTAGGGCGACGCGCCCGCGCCGGGCGGGAGCAGGAAGCTGGTCGTTGTGCTCGTGTTCGCGCTGGCGATCTTGAAGAGCTGCGGGATCACGTCCTGATTGCACAGGATGATCGCGTTCTTCTGCCCGCCCGCGTAGAGGCGTCCCCACATGGCCGCGAGGTTGCCAATCGTGACGGTCGTTGCGGTCTGGCCGCTGTCCTTCGTCGCGCTGATGAACGCGCCGGAGGCCACGAGGCCGGGCGCGAAGCCGAGCGGCTTGCCCACGCCGTCGCCGGAGACAATCGCGTCTTCGACCTTGAACTGGAGTTCAAGCGGCGCGACGCGCCGAACGGTCGATTCGAGGTAAGCCGAATCCTGCAGCATTTCGTCGGTCGCGTAGACCAGCGCGTGAACCTTGTTCAGCCGCAGGTCAACCTTGCGGAAACTCGGCTTGCTCTTGGTCATGCTCACGCCCTCGGCCGACCAGTAGCCCTGCACGCCGCCAAAGCGACTGCCGGCCACGCGGCTGGTTTGGTCGATGCCGTAGAGGGTCATGCCGTTGGAGTTGGCGCTGACCGGGTTGCGCGTCACGCGGGAGAGAATCTCGCCCGTGGTGTACATCGCGTCGGTGATCGGCTTGACATCGTTGGGGCCGATCAGGAAGCCGCCCTCGGTGCCAACCAGCTCGTTCAGGCCGTTGGACTTCGCGGCCTTCGTCTGGTGGTCGGCCATGCGGTTGTAGTTCTCACCGCTGATCGTGCCTGTGGCGCGCTGTTGCACGGCCACGAGGAAGTCGCCAAACGACTTGAACGGGGCCTGCTTGTCATTGACGCTCACGCGGTCAATGGCGGGGGTCTCGGCGGTCAGGAAGCCGGGCGCGGCCGCAGCCGCTTTGGCTTCGCTCTTGGTGTTGGCGGCCATCGCCGCCACGAGGGTAGAGACCTGCGCAGCAAGCGCGTCCACCTTCGTCTCGATTGTGTCGGACATGATTTGTCCCTCCGTGGAATTGTTGGATTGGGTTGGACTCGCCCCGCCGTCCGCGTTGCTCTTCGTCGCATCCTCACCGGATGCCTGTAGAAGCGCCTGTAGCGTCTGCGTTGGGTTGAGTGACTTGAGAGGCAGAGCGCGTGTGCGCGGTTCTGCCGGAGTCGGTGTAAGCGATGCGTCAAGGCCCAGCGGCCATGAGGTGATCCGGTATGCCTTGCCGCCGTGGATGGGTTCACGCTGAACCAGATGCGAGGCCGTGCCCGATGACCAGCCGAGTTTGCCGGCCTCTGCCATGCCGTAGATGGCCCGCTCATAGGCCGAGCGCATGTTGAGTTGCGCGTCAAGCCACACGCCGATATCGTCGGTCTTCAACGTGCCCGAGCCGATGGGCGCCAGGCCGAGCGACGCATCCATGCCGTGCTGATACAGCACCGGCGATGACTGAGCGCCGCCAAAATTCGTTTCTTTCGTGAAGAAGTCGCCTTCGAGGTCGGTCTGTTTGGGCGAGCCGAATACCACGAGGTAGCCGCCGACCTTGCCATCACCGAGCGCCTTGACCGCCGAGCCGTTGAATATCAGCGAGTCAGGCGCGATCGCCTTCGACGGGTCGGTAACATGCTCAACGGGGATTGGCCCGGTCTGGCCGACGGGCTGAGGGGCAGACGCGCCGAGCGCCAGGGCGTGATCGTGGATTTCCTGTATGCGTCGCAGGTCTTCCGCGCTGTGCCGTGCTCCTACCTTAATTTCGTCAGACATACAAACGCGCCTCCTGTTACGGAGGCGCGCTGTCGTCTCTGCTTCGGACGTAGGCGGCGATGCGTCTACGGCCGGGTGTGTTCTGTCGGGATTATATCCCCGCTCTGCGTGCTACCTGATACCGATCGCCAATCGGATCGCCTGATCCAGCGCCGCTCGCACCCGTGGCTCTGCCTTCGCCGCGTCATCCTGCACGGTCGGCCAGCCTACCGCCGCGAGGTAGGCCGACTGATGGCCCTCGTCTTTGACCAGCCGCGCATAGCCGACGTTGGTGCCGATGATGGCAAGCGTTGGCGTTCGCACCTCGTAGGCCCACGACTGGCCCAGATTCCGACTGCGGCGATACGGCAACGTGAGTGAGCCATCATGCAGCGACGCAAAGAACCAGCGCCGCTGTTTGTCACTGGCGAACGTCTGCCCGTAGACCGAGGCACGAGTAAGGCGATTCGCCGCCGGATATTTGCGCACTTCGCGGAGCAGTTCAAGGCACGCGGCAGCAAGCCCGGCACGGAGTGTGGCGGGATTCGTCGCCGCCGCCAGCGCAGCCGCCCACGGCGGGGACGAGGTGGCCGTGATTGTGACTTCGCCGCTCATTGTTTCACCATCGTATACCCAACCGTGCAGCGGCAGCGCGGATGCGCGGGCGGTAGGTCGTATGTGTCGCCCGTCTCGGGATGCGTGAACACGCCGTCCACCGCCTGCACGCCGTTAAGCGGTTCGCAGATCGGGCACACGATCTCATCGTTGGCCGTCTGCCACTCGCCCACCATCTCGAATCCCGCCTCGCCCAGCGCATCGACTGCCGCCGCCTCGCCCTCTGCGACGGCGCGGGTGACTTCCGTCACGGCGATCATCTCGGCACGGACTGGCCCGAACGTCGGCGCCAGCAGGTCGGCCAGTTCAGCGCGGGACAGCCCGCCCTCTATCGCCTGTTGCACAGAGCCCGCGATAAGTTCCCGCGTCGTGTCGGTGATGCCCGTCACGAGTTCGAAGGTGTAAGACTCTGCCCATGCCGCCGCGTCTTTGTTGACAAGCGCCCAATTCACGCCAGAGACGGTCGGCCCGTTGCCCCGCCCCGCCGCGATGCCGTCACGATAGAACTTCTCCCGACCCGGGGCGAGACGTTCGCGCAGATCGTCGCCATACGTGCGCCAGAACGACGCGGGCACGCGGTCAACGTCGGGCGGATCGCCGAGCAGCTTGACGAGTTCGGCCAGGTGTTCGCCGCCGAGTTTGGCAAGCGCCCGCGCCAGTTCTGCTTCGAGAGTATCACGGTTGGGAGAGTCGGCCATTGAGAATCACAAACTCCTCGTCCTGACGCCTGCGCCACTGGGCGTTGATCGTCAAGGTCTGCACCCACCCGCCGCCAAAGAGCGTCGCCGGCGTTGCCACGACCACCTCTGCCGGCATCGGCAGCGCACTGAGCGGGAGAGCGGATAGCGCCTCGAATCCCAACATCAGATCACCATGCACCGAAACAGTTCAGTCCCGGTGTGACGCATGACGTAGACCCATCGCAGGGTCGCCGTGTCGGTGTAACTCAGCCCGAACATGCGGTTTCCGAGCAGCGCCGCACCTTGCGTGTAGAGCAGGGTTGACCACGGGATGAGCTCGTTGTCGGACGGCGAGTAGCGGAAGAAGCGCCCCGTCGCATCCTTCATGATGTAGAGATACCCGCCAAGGTAGCAGAAGCTTGTCCCGGTCGTGAATGTCTCTTGGCTCCCACCGTAGGTCACGCCCGACACCCACGTATTGGCGGCCACGTCGTAGTAGTCGAGCACCGCGCCCGCCCCACCCCGAAACGAATAGAGCCGGCGTCCGTTGATGATGACGCTCTCGTTTGTCCAGTCGGCGTGAGTTTGGCTTTCGATCATCGACAGGGACGCGCCCAGGCCCGGAGCCGCAGCCCGCGCCGCGCCGGGCGAGAGGGTCGCCCACGCGTTTGTGCTGAGGGTGTAGCGGTAGAGCGTGACCGCGTTGTTACCCATCAGGTAGGCATGGTCCTGATTCGTCTCGATG